AGCCCGTTCCGCTTAGGCTTCGTGCCGTGGTCGCCGTGCCTTCCTTTGGAAAGGTAAGCGTCCACGTGTCCTTCGCCCCGATCGCCGGCGGGTTCGTGTTTGTCCAATTGATTGTGACGCTGATTTCCGGCGTATCGGCCAAGTCGCCGACCTGATAACGCATAAAAGTAGTCGTCTGACCAAGCGTCGAAATGTCGAGAGCTTCGATTGACTCGCTGCCTCCGCTAATTTCGACGATGTCAAGTGCTGCGGTATAAGTCGTGCCCGAAAGGGTTGCCCCACGTCCTGCGATTGGCATGTTAAACAGCCTCCAAATAGGTCAAAGAGTAGTCCTGCGACGAAACGTAACGAAGTTCGTGTGTGCCATCGATCGGCGATTCGGTGAAATCATTTCGGCCGCTTGCAAGCATCACGCATCGAAAGTTGACTCCCGAATACACGCCAAGCATGTTGAGTACGCCGCATGTGCGGATGGCTTCGCAAATCGCCGTACATGCCGTGCGGCTTGTTGCGTAAGCCCTTACCTCGATGATCGCCTCTGCCATCCCGGCCTTGCTGCCGTTGATGTTTTCATGGTGTAACGTGCTTATGCGGTGATAAGTCACCGCTGGCATAGTTGTCTTTTGCAATAGTTCATCGGGAATCATTCGGTCGCCGATCAATGCGGAGACTCCCGCTTGAGCGACTACGAAAGCCCGAAATGCTGTCCCAGCGTCAGCCAATGGTAAACCTCCGAGCCATATTCCTTTTGATCGCTCGACGCATCGCCGTTACTAGTGCCCGGATCTGTTGCGGTCGCGTCTGGTGCGAAGCATCTTCAAGGAAGCGGTTTTCTTTGCGGCTCCGATTGCCTGGACCTACGGTTCTTTTGCCCCAGTAAACTTGTTCCTTTGTATTGCCTGTCTTTGATCGCGGAACCGGTGATATGAAGTTTGCTTTGTTGCCCCACGGCCTTTGAGGTCCAACCATGACAGAGACAACAGTGCCCATCATGTCATCGAGCACCTTGGAGACAATTGAATCTTTAAGCTGGTACGGATACCACTTCGTCCGCGATGATCCTGTCTGTCGTGTGCTTGTTCCGTTCTTGCGTCCGTCTGGTGCGAGTTGCTTTGCTTTGTCTTCGACAACCTTTGAGGCTGCTGGCAATCCAGCGTTAACAGCGGCTTTCCTAACCTCGTCTGGGAGCCCTCTAGTTAAGTTGTCGATGATCTTTCGATCAAACCCGACAATTACTCCGAATCGTGCCTTTGTTTTTCGTGGTGCCATTATTCGACCACCTTGCAATGACAGTCTAGGTAGCGGTCGCGGCCTTCAATCGGTTGCACGAAAACAATCCCGTACGCTTTGCCGTCGTACAAAATACGATGCTGCGGTGCGTATTCGTCGCGATACCTGACCGTGAATATGGCGTTGATTCCTTCGTTGACTTGTGACCCGCGAAATACTTGACCACCGCTCACCGCTGCATAATCCGCCGGCTCGCTTTGGTAAACTGTCGTCCAAGTCGCGATCGGTTGCCCGGCCGCGTCAACAGCGTCGACGTGCTTTTGCATCACTACGCGGTATCGCATGTTTGCGACACTGAAACGGCGTGGCCTTCCGCTCATGGGTAACTGCTCCGCATGTACTGGCGAACCAAATCGTCGTAATGCCTCAAGTCGTACAGCCCGTCGTTATCGCCTGGATTTTTGTCGAAGTAATAAACCACGAGCGAAAGCATCGCGGCCTTGGCCATCGCCGGCACTTCGAGCGGATCGCTAGTGCCTGCCGTGAAATTGACCGTTACCGCGTCGTATCTTGCGGAGGTGTCGGGCCATTCTTGCTCGTAAGCAAGCCGCACGACGTTGTCGAAATCATCGAGCACATAGAGCGAAACTGACGCCGTTTGTGCGGCATTGTTCGCATCAAAATAGGTGATCGATGAAACGGCAGTCACGCCAAGCGGTAGCAACTCCAGCGGGTCGGCAAACGCATCAAACACTTGCCGAAAAGTTCCGGCCGTGGTTGCTCGTTGCGTGTCACGCTCCCACTTTTCTCTGGCCGCTTGAATCAACAGCGTAAGCCGCTCATCGTGCGTGCCGTCGCCGGTGCCGATGTTCAGTGCTTGCTTGGCTTGCAACAGGCTCACCGGCTCGCTTGTCGGTTGCGTCAGTCGCTTCCATTTCGGCACTGTTAGTTCCATCGTTTACAATCTCGCAAAAACCGCGACGGGTCAAAAGGTCCGCTTGTCCCCAGGTCATCAAGTGGCGTTGATCTTTTCGAATCAAAAACCAATCCCGAAGAAAAACGACCGTTACATAACTAGGAGGCGCTGTAACCATTCATTGCCCGCCATTCCTTCGGGTAAAGGTGTTTAACCTGCATCTGTTCGTCGAAAATTGTAATCATTTCTTCCATGTGTCCGATGCTGCATCCTGGATCCATGTAGAGCGAATTTCCTGCTTCGCCCCAAGCTTTCCAAAACGATATGTCTGCGTCGATCTTGTCGATGTGAGTCCACGTTCCGTCCGGTCCAGGTCGATCGGCAAACCACGGTAGCGGAACCATTGCAAGCTTCCGCATGTCCAATACGGTCAGCCCGAAATGTGCCGTCGACACCTTAAAGGGCTCGCCGGTAATCCTTAGCGTCTGCTCTCCACAACTCGCCAACGGATAGTGACAGCCTCGTTTGCACTGCAACGCCGCCAACGCATCAATGCCGCAATCTGGCCGCACAATCACGCCAAGCAATCGTTCGATATGCTTGTGCGTGAACATGCTGTCCCCGTCGATCGTGATTGCGTAATCAATTCCGTATTTCAGGGCATCGTGCAGCATGTTCTGCATACACTGGCCATAAAACACGCCGCCGCTTACCTGCATCGGGATCCCGAGCGTTCTTAGTGCAATCTCGATGTGGTTTCTTGTCATGCTGTTTTCATAACGGGCAGCCGTCATAAACGCATGAACTTTTACCTTTGTTTCCATTCCCATTTGCTCCGGGTATTGGTTTGGGTTAGCTCAAGACAGCACCGCCGCCAACGTCGGCGACGGCACTTGGCCTGATTTCCTTGTCTTCCAGTGCGACGCCGCCATAGATGACGGTATCGTTGGTGGTCGTGCCTGGAGTGACCTTGACCCGCACGTACCGCTTGACGCTTCCGTCAAGATTGACGTGCGAAACGCTGATCACGCCCGCGGTGCCACGGCTGACGCTGCGATTTAGCGCCGAGTCAAAGGTCGCAAACGCGGTTGCTGCGTCCGTGTCGCTGTGCGAGAACTCAAGCGTCGGGCCGGTCGCATTCGTGTTGAGGTTCGCAGAGAAGTTCAGCGACACGCAAAGATTCTTCGCCCCTAGCGTGTCGATCGACTTGGCCGCGGTAGTGGTCGCCGCGGTCGCCGGTGCGAAAACAAGTTCCTGATAAATCGGCTGTAAGGTTTTCATATTGTTTTTCCTAACGGTGATTTGTTTGTTTCAAAGGGGCCGGCCAGCAATTGCCAACCGGCCCCAACCCAACCCGGAGCAAGGGAAGGATTACTGCAATTCGATGGCGACCATCGGTCCGGCTTCGGTTGCCGTTCCGCGTTCGTGAACGTTGATGTCGAAACGTTCGGTCCCCTTGAGACCGATCGCGTCCTGCTTCCAGTAGACCGAGCTATCGGCCGAAATGGTTACGCCTCGACGATTGCCGAAGGTAGCAGCCATCGACAAGTCACCGAAATAGGCGACGATGGTATCAGCAAGCGATCCCGAAGAGTTCGGAAGCACTTGAGCAAACCGAACCGGGTAGCCAAGGAATGACAGCTGCGGAGATCCCGCGATATTGTCGACCATGTTGCCGCTGGCCGCGAATTGCAAGCGAGCCATCGAAAGGTTGTAGCCTGCACTCGACACGTACCAAGCTGGCGAAATGCCTGGAAACTGCGGAAGCTTAGCCACCGCGTCGAGGAAATCGCCGATTACCATTGCCGCAAAGGTGGTAGAGCTTGCGGTCTTGGAAATCGAGCCCGCGGCTAGTGCAGACTTCAGCCCGACCATTCCGCCGTAGGTGCTCGTCCCGTCGCCGTTGAATCCGCACTGATCCTCTTTTTCGGCAAAGCTCAGGGCAAATTCCGTTGACACCAAATCGGCCAAAGCGACAATGGCGTCTTCGTCAAGCTCGCTTGAGACTTGCGTCAGAACGCCAAGCTTTTTGGCCTCAAGCTTGATTTGGTCGAATTTCATGTCCGAAGCGGTGATCTCGTCGTTTTCGCCAACGAAGTACGAGGTGAAACCGCCGGCACGACGCGGAATCAGCACGCTAGAGGATCCCATCGGGTAAACCCTAGCATACTGGCGGAAGACGCCACGCTCTTCAACTAGCCTGATGATTGACGCTTCGAGCGGCTCAGGCACGACGTAACCGCCTTTAGTGTTGTCGCCGACGCTGTGTGCGTTGACGATCAGACCCTTGTCGCGGCAGTAGTCCATCGAAGGGGCGTGACCGTAGATCGCCGCGGCGCAGAATAGGCCAGCATCGACGGCGTCTTGATGGCTTTCAAAGTTCTTCGCCTTGCCGCGGTACTTCTTGACGTTAACAACCGCTGCCGGAGGATCACCAAGCCGCGGAGCCGGTGCGGACGCCTGTGCCCGCGTGATTTCCATGCGGGTGGCGACGTGCTGCCACTGCTTAAGCTGCGAATCGACCGCTCCGAGCTCTCCGAGGTCGTTTTCGCCCTTGCCCTGGATGGCAACAAGCCGTGCCGTTTCGTCGGCGGTCAAATCGCGGTCAGCTTCTTTGGCTACCGCAAGGATCGCTTCGGCCTCCGCGTAGAGTTCATTCCGCTTGGCCTGCAGCCCTTCGATTCGTGCTCTTAATTCCATGATCAGCCTTTTGATTGGCGGCCGATCATGTCCTAAAAAGCCAAGCGGCCTGGATTTAATCGGCCGCGGTTTGGTGTTTGTCCAAATCGCCGCCAATCGAATCCGGCCGCTAACGAGTTGCCGAAATGCGATAGAGTCGTCGTGTGTTTATACGGTAGCAAATTGCCACCGCTTGTCAACTGTTTTTTCGCAACCTCAGCTTTGCCGATTCTCGCGCGAACGGGTATGGCGTCCGATCGCCGGCTTTTTGTGCCCGTGCAATCGCCGCGGGAATGTTGCGATACTTGGCCGCAACAGGTTCGACCGCTTGGCCGTCAATTGCGTCGATCAGTCCCGCATCAAGTGCTTGCTGTGCCGTGTACCATGTTTGAGCGTCTAAGATCGCCTTAATTTCGTCGCGGTCCTTTCGCTTGTTTCGCTTGGCGAATGCGTCTTCATAGATCGAAACTAGCCGTTCTTCGCTCGTGTCTAACTGGTCTGCAATCTTGCGAAGCTCTTTTGCGTTGCCGCTGGCAAACATCATCCAAGGCGAGTGAAGCATAGCCGCCGCACCTCTCGCCATGGTCAAAGACTCGCCGGCAAGCATGATCACCGACGCAATCGAGTATGCCGAAGAGTCGACGATAACATCCACTCCGCCGGGATGTCGTCGAAGCATTTCATAGATGGCAATGCCCTCATCGACTCCGCCGCCGCCGCTGTTGATCCTGACGGTAGCACGACCCTGGATCGCATTTAACGCTTCCTGAACGGCACCGGCGTCAATCATGCCGAACCATTCCGGGCCGATGTAATCGTATAGAAAAACTTCTTTCGTCGAGGTGTTGTAGCTAAACATCAGCAGCCCTCCAAAGTTGGCAATAGATCGTTACGGACAAACAAAGAGTTGACGCGGCTTTTGGCGACTAGCGCGTAGCCGTAGTATCGAATCCGTTTTTCAATTTCCTTTGCGGGTGCTTGAATGGAGAATCCGTCGACAAGCAACCCGAGACACCACCGCGGCGGTAGCCCTTCCGGCTCGCATCGACCGTACCGCGGGCCATATTCGTCGTAGTGCTCAATCATCATAACTTGAGGCTTGCCGCACCTAAGCACTTCCTCCGCGATTGGCCAATCTTGGCCATCGACGTCGACTACAACGAAGCTTTGCGATAGTTCCAAACCATCTAGCAACCTTGCATCGAAAAAACCATGTATAACCGCTGCTTTTTTGGTCATTTTGAGGGCGTTTTGACGCAATTCGTCAGCCTCAAAAAGCACTGTTTTAACGCCTTTTTCAAGCAAAAAACCAAGCGTTAGCGGCAAGCTTTGCCCGTCCCCGGCCCCGATTTCAACGGCTAAGTCGGGCTCGAGTAGCTCCGAAAGCAAGATAAGCATGCCCGTTTCGCCGAATTGCCAGCCGTCCGCGTGGTCGTTTAGCCACGTAAACCGCTCATCTGTTGCCGTCATTGGCTTGTTTGCGTCTCCCACTTGGCCACCTCCTCTAGTTCCGCATTTTCGTATCGTTTTGGTAGATATTCTCTTTCGCTTGTTTTCAAATACTTAGAAGTAAAGAAACTAAAAATAAATCGCCCTTTTTCGTCTCGCTCTCCAGTCCAGCGATATGTAACGGCTCTATAAACTACGGCAGTTTTTGTAAGGTAAATTGCCGGAAGTGTAATAAATTTCCGAGACAAGTTTCCATCATCAAACACCGTTATTGCATATTCCCATCCATGAAATTCACCGCCCTGGAATATCGTTCTTCCTTTTGATTTGCCGCTCATTTGGCCACCTCTGCCGATTCTGTGCTTTCGCTTTGCTGTGGCGGTTGATAGCCCTTTTGTTTTGACCTAACAAACTTTGAAGAAAAGTGCCTGTAGATCAATCGGCCTTCGTCGTCCTCAGTTCCTAGCCAGCGATAGGTTTCTTCCCAATACTCAATCGTGTCGCCTGCCGAGTTACAGCAAGGAAGGGTGATAAATTCGTCAATCGGCCTGTCGCCATCAAACGAAGTCACGGTGTATTCAAAATCGTGAAAATCACCTTTTTGAAATATCACCTTTATTATTTCGCGATCGCTCATTTGCTATTCTGCTCCGAAATAGCGTGTAGGATTTGGTCAACGCGGGAATCCCAGCCCGCGACCGTTTCGCCAACGATGGCAACGAGTTCGGCTTCGTCTTTTGCATTTCCGGCCGCGTCAAGTAGTGCCGCCTTGCTCGCCTCAGTGTACTCGGTTGCGATCGTCTCCGCCGCAATTTCGCTTCTGTCGTCTAGCAGTGGTCGAATCGCTTCCGAAATCGTCGATGTAAATCGGGCATAAAAACCATCGACCCAATCGACAAAGTTTTTTGACTTGCAGCCTTTGATGACTCGATTTTTTTCAACTGACTGAACTCGCGAAATAACAACCCGCATTGCTCGCGCGCCCGTGTCGCTTTCGTCCATGTCGTCTTCCGGGTCGTCGTCTTCGTCAATCTGATCGCCAGTGCCCGGAGTGATCGCCGGATTAGCGTAGACGTCTCCGCCTTCGTATGGGTTGAGGTCAAGCAGTTCGCGGGCCTCGTTCGGTGAGTAGATCCGGGCGTTAATCCCGGTCGAAAGGCTGTTAATTGTCGTCGAATAGTCGGTACGCAATAGAGCCCGATCATGGAATTTGAAATAAAGCACATCGGCCGCTGGT